TATCAATATATGTTAGGACAAGCAAGAACGTATCAATATTTATTACAGGAAATCTCTAACCTGCTAGAACATAAGGAGCAAAAAGATGAGCAAGGAAATGTTATCGACATCAGCGGAAATCCCAAAGCATAAAAACGCTTTAGAGGAAAAATACCAAACAGCATCAGATCTTACAGAAGATAAAAAAGTTTTAGATCCAGAAACGATCGAAGAACAAAGATCCCAGTTGCCTGAACCAAGCGGCTGGAGACTTTTAGTTTTACCTTTCACACCGAAAGAGAAAACTAAAGGTGGTATAATCATAGCACAAGAATCATTAGAAAAATTACGTATAGCCACGAACTGTGGTTATGTAATCAAGTTAGGACCGTTGGCCTATCATGACAAAGAAAAATTTCCAACAGGACCGTGGTGCAAAAAAGGCGAGTGGGTTATTTTTGCAAGATACGCAGGATCAAGACTACCCATCGAGGGCGGAGAAGTTCGTTTGTTAAATGACGACGAAGTTTTAGGAACCATAGACAATCCTGAATCCGTACTTCATAACATATAACCATAAGGAGAAACTATGCCAGAAACTAGAAAATATGAAACAAATGAGATGGTAGACATTGATAATTCAGGACCTGAAATTGATGTAACACTACCAGAAGAAAAAAAAGAAGAAGAGGTTAAAACGGAAGAAACTATCGACCCTAATAAACCTATTATTGAAGAAGTTAAAACAGAAGAACCTAAAACAGAACCAAAAGAAAAAACAGAAGAACCTGTTAAAGAAGAAAAAGAAGTTAAGGTTAAAGAAGATAAAAGTCCTGAAGATAAAAAAGAATTAGAAGATTATAGCGACGGCGTTAAAAAAAGAATTGCTAAACTTACTAAGAAAATGCGTGAAGCAGAAAGACAAAAAGAAGCTGCTTTAGAATACGCAAAAGGAGTTAAAGCCGAAGCAGATAAAACTAAGAGTAAACTATCTACCATGGAGCCAGGTTATATGAACGCTATGGAAGGTAGAGTTAAATCTGGTTTACAAGCAGCAGAAGCTAAATTATCAGCAGCTAGAGAAGCTGGCGATATTAAAGCTGAAGTAGAAGCACAAAAAGATATTTCTAGATTAGGTATTGAAGAAGCAAGAGTAGAAATGATGAAGAAAAGAGCTGCTACTGAAAGTAAACAAAAACCAGTAGGACAACCAACTCTTGATCAAGCTATCGCTCCTAGAGCTACTGCAAATGATCCTAAAGCTGAAGCATGGGCAGAAAAGAACGAATGGTTTGGTAAAGACAACGCTATGACGTATACAGCGTTTGATTTACACAAAATATTAACAGAAGAAGAAGGTATGGACGCTTCTACTGATGAATATTATGCTGAAATAGATAAAAGAATGCGTATTGACTTTCCGCATAAATTTGATAAACAAGAGGTTAAGGTTACGACCAAACCTACACAACAAGTCGCTTCAGCGAAGCGAAGTGTAAACCCAGGTCGCAAAACTGTGAGACTCACACCGTCACAAGTCACAATCGCTAAAAAATTAGGTGTGCCACTAGAAGAATATGCGAAACAACTAAACATCACGAAGGAGGTATAGGCATATGAAAAAACAAACAGAAACAAGAACTTCCCGTGCGAGTCAAACTAGAGTTAAAGAAGAGAAGAAAAAAGTTTGGACTCCACCATCATCTTTAGATGCACCCCCTGCACCAGATGGGTATAGACACAGATGGTTAAGAGCTGAGAGTATGGGATTTGATGATACATCAAATATGTCAGCGAAAATTAGATCTGGATTTGAATTAGTGAGAGCTGATCAATATCCTGAAACTGATTATCCAACTGTTCAAACTGGTAAATACAAGGGAGTGATCGGAGTTGGCGGCCTTTTGCTGGCAAGGATACCAGAAGAGATTGCAAAGTCGAGACAAGAATATTTTGCAAAACAAACGCAAGATAAAAACGACGCAATAAGTAACGATCTCATGAAGGAACAGCATCCAAGTATGCCGATTAATAATGATCGACAGACTCGTGTAACCTTCGGTGGTACAAAGAAAAGTTAATTTTTTAACGATTCTCGGGTTAATCCCTACCAACGAATTAACAATTAACCCGTTTATGGGTAAAACCATAAACAGAATAAGGAAAAAACTATGGCAAACAAAGACGCAGCGTTCGGTTTTAGACCCGTAAGATCACTTGTGGGTGGAGAAATACGAACAGAAGAATACGCTATAGCGGCAAACTACGGATCAGCAATATATACTGGTCAAGTAGTTGAAGCAGTAGCGGGTGGCGGTATTGAAGCTGCAGCAGCTGGAGACACTCAACAAGCGGGTGTTTTTGCTGGTGTGTTTTATACTGATCCCACAACAAGTAAACCAACGTTCAAACCTTTTTACGCAGCAAGCACAAATGCTTCTGATCTAAAGGCTACAGTACACGTTGACCCTTACACTGTGTTTGAAGCACAACATGATGGAACAGGAACAGCAGCAATGAACAATTCTTGTTTTGATTTTACTGGTGTTGGTGGAAACACTACAACTGGTATGTCAACTTCAGAGTTAGACACTTCTGAATCTGGAACATCTGGTAACTTCAAACAAATCGGAATCTCAAAAGATCCTGAAAACAGTGATACTGGTTCAGCTAATGCAAACGCATATTGCGTTTTCAATACTGGTGAACATATCTTTAAACTAACAACAGGCGTATAATAGAATAGGAGAATAATATTATGGCAATATCAAGAGCACAACTAGTCAAAGAACTAGAGCCAGGATTGAATGCACTATTCGGCCTGGAATATAAGAACTACGCAGATGAGCATACTCAGATTTTCGACATCGAGAATTCTGATAGAGCTTTTGAAGAAGAAGTTATGTTATCTGGTTTCGCAAACGCTTCAGTAAAACCTGAAGGTTCAAGCGTAAACTTTGATTCAGCAACTGAATCTTTCACTGCTAGATACACTCACGAAACGCTTGCTTTAGCGTTCGCAATCACTGAAGAAGCGATTGAGGACAATTTGTATGACAGACTTGCGTCTAGATATACAAAAGCATTAGCTAGATCTATGGCTAACGCAAAACAAGTTAAAGCAGCAAATGTGTTAAACAATGCGTTTGACTCATCTTTCACAGGTGGTGATGGAGTAGAACTATGTTCTGCTGTTCACCCGATTACTGGTGGAACGTTCAAAAATGAACTATCTACTTCAGCTGATCTTAACGAAACATCGTTAGAGCAGTCTTTAATTGACATCGCAGCGATGACTGATGACAGAGGGTTAAAAATTGCAGCTAAAGGAACTAAAATGATAATTCCTTCTGCGCTTCAATTCACGGCTGAAAGACTGATGAAGTCTACAGGCAGAACTGGAACGGCTGACAATGACATTAACGCAGTAGCTAACATGGGAATGATCCCACAAGGCTACGTAGTTAATCACTACTTAACTGACACAGATGCGTTTTTCATTAAAACTGATGTACCTAATGGATTAAAAATGTTCGTTAGATCACCAGTTAAAACTTCAATGGAAGGCGACTTCGAAACTGGAAACGTTAAATACAAAGCTAGAGAGAGATATTCATTTGGATTCTCAGACCCTAGAGGTATTTTCGGATCACCAGGAGCGTAATCTAAATAATTAATTAATGAGGCGAGGACACAATCTCGCCTCATTTTTTTTGCAACATCTAAAAACCAATGAAAAAATTCTTAATTAAAATCAGAGCATACGGTTATATGACTGAATTTACAGTTATGGCTGAGAATAGTTCGCAAGGAATAGAAAATGCTATCCTTGACAAACTAGGAAAAAATGATATTAATTGGGAGAACTCAGAGTTTTATTCTCTGACAAAACAATGGTTGACTTTTGAGGAGGTCAAAGATGATGAACTTACAAGACCTATACAAACAAAAAAGGTCCTTGGAGTTGAACTGGGAACAGGAGCATCTCAATTCGGGTAGGTATACACTCGATATGGTTAGGATTGACCATAAGGTTAGAGCGCTGATTGCTGATATTAAGATGAGAGAAGCAGAATTAGCACATAGTTCTAACAAAATTGAAGACGCTGCCCCACAAGTTTCAGTAGCTACTTAATAAAAAGCTACATCACAGAAATTGTATTTTCTTTATAGGTCCTCTTGCACTTTATTTAAATCTGTTGTATTCTTGCAACACTATATATAAAAAAAACAAAATAAATGTAGACGCATATAGTCGACATCCCTAGGGACTACATTTATGTATTCTAGGAGGAATATAAAATGGCAACAACAACGTTTAATGGACCAGTAAGGTCTGAAAAAGGTTTCCAAGTAGCAACCAAAAATACGTCTACTGGAGCTTTTACAACTAGAATGAGTTCAGGCATGCCTGACTTAACTGGTTTATCAATCTCAGATGTAGCAACAGCATCTACGCTAACTTTAGCGGCAGATACAATTTCTGTTATAAACTACACAGGAGCAGCTGCTTGTACAGCAACTCTACCTGCAGCAACAGCAGGAACAATAGTAGTTTATTGTCAATCAAAAGACACTACAGGTGGAACAGCTACATTAGTTTTTGATGCAGCAGGTTCTGATGTTTGGGCAACTGGTTCAGTAATTGAATCAAGAGCTTCAAATGAAGTAACTTTTGATACTTCAGCAGCAAGTGAAACAAAATTAACTTTCACACCAGCTAACGCAGCAACAAACTTGTTGACTACTGGTGGACAGATTGCTTTCATTTGTTACGAAGATGCTACATGGCATATTGCAACAAAACTAGCAGCTGAGACTACTCAAGTCACAGGTGCATTTGTTTTTGCAGCGTAGTAATAATTAACTTAAGTGGGGCTTCGGCCCCACAGTTTCTTAATTAAGGAGGGAAACAATGGCAGACACAGTAACAGGACCAACTATCTTACAACAAAACGATAAAAGAGTTGTTATCAAAATCGTAAATCAATCAGACGGATCAGGTGGAACTACAGTTTTTGGTGACGTTTCAGCATTAGCTGCTAGATCTGACGGAACTGCAGTAGCTCACTTAGGACTACTTAGAGTTTGGTATTCTTGTCAAGGCGGAGATGGAGGAGATTCATACGCTAGATTAGATGAAGAAGACTCTGATGGAGATATTCCTATCATTGGTTTAACTGGTGCAGGATATTGGGACTTTAGAGAATTTGGAGGAATACCTGCAGATAAATCTAGTAACAGTAATCAGAGTGATGTTAACTTTGTAGTGCCTGGTGCCGCAGACGATGGTAACATGTACACAGTTATAGCAGAGTTCCAGAAAATTTATTAGGAGGTAACTGATGGCCAATACAACTTCAGGCACAGTTACTTTTGATAAGGGCTTTGCAGTTGATGATATTATTGCAGAGGCATACGAGCGTATCGGATCACAAGTAACATCTGGATATCAACTAAAAACAGCAAGACGATCTCTTAATATATTGTTTCAAGAATGGGGCAATAGAGGCTTACACTACTGGGAAGTAGCTGAAACTAATATTGATTTAATTGAAGGTCAAGCTGAATACACATTTTATAGAGCAAGTGCTGATGGAACGAGCTCTAGCACTAATGCATCATCTAATGTTTATGGTGTGGCAGATATTCTTGAAGCAACTATAAGAACTAATAGAACTGCAACAACACAAGCTGATTCTGCTTTAACAAAAATAGATAGATCAACTTATTCTGCTTTAGCTAATAAATTAACTAAAGGAACTCCAGCACAATATTTTGTTCAAAGATTTATAGATAAAACAACTTTAACTGTTTACCCAACAGCAGACTCTACTAATGCATCTAAAGACTTACATTTTTATTATGTAAAAAGAATACAAGATGCAGATTCAACTTATACAGATGCAACAGACGTACCATACAGATTTGTACCATGTATGGCTTCAGGATTAGCTTTTTATTTAGCACAAAAATTTAATCCACAATTAACACAACAAATGAAATTATTATACGAGGATGAGTTAGCAAGAGCACTAGCAGAAGATGGTTCTTCTACAAGCACTTACATAACTCCTAAAAACTATTACCCTAATATTTAACTATGTCAAAATACGCAAAAGCAATATCAGATAGATCAGGAATGGAGTTTCCATATAATGAAATGGTTAAGGAATGGAATGGTTCTTTTGTGCATATATCTGAATATGAAGAAAAACATCCTCAATTAGAATTAAGAGCTAATAGAGGTGCAGAACAACAAGGTTTAAGAAATGCTAGACCTAAAAGAGTAGAGAATGAAGTTATAATACTTCTTGTACCTAATCCTTTTGAAAGTATAGCTGCAAGTTCTGGAATTATAAATGTATCAGAACAAGGACACGGTAGATCAACTGGAGATACAGTGCGATTTAGAGGTGCAAGATATATTACGTCTGATCCAGATGGATTTCAAAATCCTGTTGGATTTGACGGTATAACAGGAGCTAATTTAGCAAAAGCTGCTGGTTACTCGATAACTGTAGGCAAAAGAGATTCAAGCGGAAACATTACAAACACAGAAAATTTCTATCACTTTACTGTAGATACAAACACTGCTACAACAGGTGGTATATCAGGAGGAGGAGAGGGTTGTTCATCAGGACCAGCAACCTTAACAGCATAATATGGCAGGACTAAGCGCATCAGGATTAAAAACACAAATAAGAAGTTATACTGAAGTTAGCTCTACTGTGCTATCTGATAGTGTTTTGGAGAATATTATTTTAAATGCTCAATATAGAATATTTAGAGATGTTCCAATTGATGCCGATAGAAAAACATCTACAGGTAATTTTACATCTGGAACAGGCACTGTAACTGTGCCAGCAGGAGCTGTATTCGTTAGAGCAGTTCAAGTTTACACTGCAACGGGATCTACTTACACAGGTGCTAATGTATATTTAGAAAAAAAAGATTTAACATTTTTAGAAGAATATATTTCAGCAACTACATCTACTGGAACACCAAAATATTATGCTATATTAGACACAGGGGCAACTGGAGAAAGTTCATCAAACTCTGGGTCTATAATTGTATCACCAACACCAAGTGGAACATTTGCATATAAAATACATTATAATGCAGCGCCAGCTTTATTAGAAAATGACGACACTAATTATATTAGTATGAATTTTCCAAATGGTCTGCTATATTGTTGTTTAGCTGAAACTTATGCTTTTTTAAAAGGACCAGCTGATATGTTACAATTATACGAAGCAAAATATAAACAAGAAGTACAAAAATTTGGAGGAGAACAAATAGGTAGAAGACGAAGAGATGACTACACAGATGGAACAGTCAGAATACCTGTTAATTCACCAACACCGTAAGGATTAAAATATGGCATCAACATTTTCAGATCTAGGTATAGAACTAATGGCAACTGGCGAAAACGCTGGTACATGGGGAACAAAAACTAATACAAACTTACAGATCGTAGAAAAAGCAGTTGCTGGTTATGTAGAACAAGCAGTAACTAGTGGCGGAACAACAGCATTAAGTATTACTGATGGCGATGCAACAGAATCAACATCAGTTGCAAGACACGCTGTAATTAAACTTACAGGAACAATAACAGGAAACTCAATTGTAACTGTTCCCGACTCAATAGAAAAAGTTTACATCGTAACGAACGGCACATCAGGTGCATACACTGTTCAATTTAAAACAGCATCAGGAACTGGTATTACTTTTGGAGTATCAGAAAAAACTACAAGATTAGTTTACTCAGATGGAACAAATCTTGTTGATGCAGGATTTGGTGGAGCAACTGATATGGAAGGAAGAGAGTTAGTTTTAGATGCTGATGGCGATACAACTATTACAGCAGATACTGATGATCAAATAGATATTAAAATTGCTGGAGCAGATGATTTTCAATTTACAGCAAACACTTTTACTGCACAATCAGGCAGTACAATTGCTGCACAAGCATTAACAGCTACAACAGTTACAGCTAGCGGTATTGTAAAAACGGACGATACTACTGAAGCAACTTCTACAACTGATGGTTCATTACAAACTGATGGTGGATTATCTGTAGCTAAAGATGCTGTTCTTGGTGATGATCTTAAATTATTAAGTGATAGTGCTGTATTAAGTTTTGGTGCAGACTCAGACACAACTTTAACTCACACAGATGGTACAGGTTTAACTTTAAATGGTGCAAACAAACTTCTTTTTAGAGACACTGGTTTAACAATTGGATCTAATGCAGATGGAGATTTAGACATTGTATCAGACGGTACAGCTGTTGATTCAATTAATATAGAGTCAGCGGGTGGTATAACATTAGATG